AGTTGATGACGCATGAATTCATCGGTATTCTTGCACATGAGATTGCGTTGTGTGAGAAATATAAAGCCACAGCTTGCAACGATTTTGACCGTACATGGCAACAAGGTAAGATTGAGCATTTTCATAAACTCATGAATAAGACCAAAGACCACTTTGGAGTTGATAATGTGGGCACGTGAACAAAGCGTACACTACCTCAAACAATATATTCGTGCTAGGAAAATAACACCATGGGTTGTGGGTATGTGTCCCGGCAGTGAAGAACGAGCCAAATCAACTTTACAATACTTAGGTGGAATGGCTGGAGACTGGTATGGTAATCGGAGTGACTGTCACTACTATTATCCGCAAAGGAAACAAGAATGAAATGGTATAAACACAGCAACGGTAAGATACATTTTTTTCCTGAAGTAATTCCAAAAGGATGGGAAGTTATGTTGAACCCAAATACATTTGATGTTATATGGCGTAGAATTAGGAGTTTAAATAATGGGATTTAGAAAACCAATGGATTATAATAGTGTTAGTCATCAAATCTATATGAGTGGGGTAGAGTTGAATAGTCCGTACAATGACGGATTCACCACATTTGAAATTAAAAAAGATTTATATAAATTGAAATGGATGTTAGATGCTATAATGAAAGATGCACCTACATTTTCAGGTGAAGATGAGTTTCTTAAAGAACATGAGCAAAAAGTTATGTGGAGAACATTGCAAAAATGATATTCAATAAAATTAAAAAACTTAATAAAAATGGCAAAAAGATAGGTATAACCTTTAGTACCTTTGATATGCTACATGCAGGACATATTGCAATGCTTAGTGAGGCAAAGAATCATTGTGATTATCTAATTGCAGGCCTACAAACTGATCCAACGATTGATAGACCTGATACAAAAAATAAGCCCATTCAAAGTATTGTAGAACGACAAATACAATTAAGTGCATGTCGTTATGTAGATGAAGTTGTAGTTTATCAAACTGAACAAGACTTAGTTGATTTGTTATTGATATTACCTCTTAATGTACGTATACTGGGTATTGAGTATGAAGGTAAACAATTCTCGGGTGATGCGGCATGTTACCAGCGTGGAATAGGAATTGTTTTTAATGGTCGTGACCATAGTTTCAGTTCTACTAGTTTGCGTAAACGAGTATTTGAGGCTGAAGCCAAAAAAGGTAAATAAGAATAGCGGTCTACGGTCATCATCCCGCTTTACAAATTCTGCTGCCTATGCTATAATTAACATAGGAGAAAAATATGGCAAACTTAAATCAACTTGGTTTTGACTCAAACCCATGGCGTTCATCGAAACAATACAAATATACGTCAACTAAAGAGTATCACGATAGTTTCCCATGTGCATATCGACAATGGCGTGCAGACAGTCATTGCAATATGATTCATGGTTATAGTTTCAGTATGAAATTTTATTTTGGTACAGACCACTTAGATGTTCGTAATTGGGCGGCAGATTACGGTGGGCTAAAAGAATTAAAGAAAACTTTAGAAAGTCAATTTGACCATACATTACTAGTTGCAGAAGATGATCCTGAACTAGAAACATACAAATTACTAGAACAAAGAAATATGGCTAAACTTACTATTCTTCCTAGATTAGGTTGTGAAGGTTTAGCGGACATGCTCTACAAGTATGTTAATGGAGTTTACATACCGGACTTATGGGGACCGGGTGAGGCAGAGCGTTTATGGTGTTATCGGGTAGAAGTCCGTGAAACTCAAAGTAACATGGCTTGTCGTGAAGGACATCGTGAATGGAATGAGGACTTGTTTAATTAAAAAGGAGAAAATTATGTTAGACAAAATTTTAAACGGAGTGGATAGAGTATTAGCAGTTAAGCTAATGCTAGCCCACATTATTATTATTGCAATTAGCAATTATATTGTACAATTTAAATTTGAAGTGTTCGGCGCGCCACTTGCATGGGCTGCTTTTACTTTCCCATTAGTAGTTGTACTTACTGACTTAACTGTTCGGTTGCTAGGTAAACAAACTGGCCGTGCAGTTATTGCATTAGCATTCATTCCAGCTATCATTGTATCAATGATTGTTGTTAAAATGGGCGGTGCGCCTGATTCAGTAGCGTTTCGGATTGGTTTAGGATCAGGCGTTGCTTATTTGTTAAGTAACTTACTTGATGTTTATGTATTCCAATATATTAGAGAAAAATACGCAACGTGGTGGTATGCTCCTGCTATTAGTGCAGTAGTATCAACTTTCCTTGATACTTATGTATTCTTTGGTACTGCATTTGCAGGCGGCGCAAATGAGTTTATGGCTGCTAACTGGCACATTGTTGCAACCAACAATTCAATTAGTAAAGTACTTGTAAGTTTGTTAGTTATTCTACCCGCTTATGGTTTATTGTTAAGTCAGTTGCAAAAGAAATTGGCAAGTGATGAAGAAAACATTGTTAAGAGTAGTAACTAATATTTGGCGAATATGGGCAAAAGCCCTGGGAGAGAAAGCAGGTAATACGGATCAGGAAGCTGACCGTATTGCTTGCATTCGTACTTTAATTGTGTTAGTATACGTTATCACAAACTTTTTTATTGTTGCAGGTGTAATACATCATTGGTGAAAGATATGAAATTTAAATTAGGTGATTTAGTTAAGAAAGTTTCCGGGTCACAATGGCACGGTACTGTTGTTGGTACATATTCAACTGAGTTAACTCCTGAGGGTTATGCTGTTGAAAGTGATACTGAAAAAGGGTCTGTACAAATTTATCCTGCAAAGGCACTTGAATTTTGGGTGAAACATGACAGATATTAAAATATCAGAATTATTTTATAGTATACAGGGCGAAGGTCGCTATATGGGTGTACCTAGCGTCTTTCTAAGAACATTTGGGTGTAACTTCAAATGTGACGGCTTTGGCATGCCAAAGGGGGAAAAGACTAATGAGAGAAACATTATTGCGATTAAAGCAGAAGATTATACGGATTATAAATCCTTACCACTTGTCAGCACTGGATGCGATAGTTATGCATCTTGGGACCCTCGTTTCAGGCATCTTAGTCCTTATCGCACTACCAGTGATATTATTAGTAGCATTATTGATGTACTCCCTCATGGTCGTTGGTTGGATGAGCATCTTGTTATCACCGGTGGCGAACCTCTTCTCGGATGGCAAAAATCATATCCAGAATTACTTTCGCATGAAAAAATGAGACCACTCAAAGAACTAACATTTGAGACAAACGGTACACAAATGTTATACCCAGAAGTTAAAAACTATCTAGGTGATTGGAAAAGAAACAGAGAAAAGAATTGTATTACATTTAGTGTAAGTCCAAAACTTAGTATTAGTGGTGAGGGTTGGGGAGATGCAATTAAGTCAGAGGTCATACATGATTACGGTGAAGTAGGATTTGTATATCTTAAGTTTGTGATTGCTACAAAAGAAGATGCCGAAGAGGCAGAGGAAGCAGTCAATGAATATCGTAAGAGGGCTTTTCGTGGTCCTGTGTATCTTATGCCATGCGGTGGGGTTGAGCGGGTGTACAATCTTAATAATAGAAATGTGGCGGAACTCGCAATGCAAAAAGGCTGGCGATATTCAGACCGACTCCAAGTCCCATTGTTCAAAAACGAATGGGGAACTTAATGGAAACAAAGAAAAGAACACTAGTTAGAATGCTAACGTATAGGATCACAGCATGGCTATTTACTATATTATGGACATATATGTTTACAGGTGACATTACTAATGCTACTGGATTTGCAACAGCACTTCATATACTACTCAGTATTGATTATTACATACATGAGCGTATTTGGTTGAAAGTAAAGTGGGGTCTAAATTGATGGGTATAACATATTCAAATCCAAGTATAGGTAAAGACGATTGGTTTTATCGCCGTTGCGTTGGATGGGAATTTAAATTTGCGTGGTGGCCAACTCAGTGCTATATAACAGGTAGAAAAATGTGGCTAGAGTATGCTTATCGAGGAACCAGTGTATTAAGAGGGCCGGGTGATTCAATTATAGAGCATCGTTGGCATCACAAACATGAACATTTAATTTGGAAACTAAAACAATGAAATTATATAATAAACGAATTGCATTTTTAATTAGCGACCAACACTTTATCCCACATGGTGGCATTGGCTCATTTGCTAAAGGCTTCACAGAGATGTGTGGGCGTATCAATTGGAAAGTTGATATCATCTTAGACAAAGCACCTACTAATTTATTTAGCGATTTAATTAGTGGGTTAGGTGCAAATATTATTTACCCAACTGATCCACTTAAGTACACAGACCATACAGGTACATTTGCATTTAGTGATACAATCAACTTTGAAAAGATTATCAACTTTCGCAAATCATTGTTAAAGGCATTTGAAACAAATATCTATGATATGATTGTGTGTAATACGCAGGAAGCAATGACTGCGGCGTATGCTATGACTGTTAACAAGTATATTCCTGTTGTATTCTATACGCATTTACATAGCATGATTTTCCGTGAAAGCCAAGGTAGTGATGTGTTCTTGGATAGTTATCATAACTTCTATAATAAGCATATGGAGTTTACTGATATCATTATCGGTACGCAAAGTCAAAAGAACATCAACGAGTTAACTAAACATGGTGCAACTAATTGTGTTCAATTGCCCATGCCAATGAGTGAGCGTGGTTTACTTGAAGAAGTACCTATCACAGGTAATGGAGTATTGTTTATCGGTAGATGGGAAGAAGGTAAGAATCCCGAAGCATATATTCGTGTAATGAAAGAATGTAAATTACCATGTAAGGTAATGACTAACAGTAATGGTGCTAAGAAATTTGAAAAAGCATTTGCTGAAGCAGGTATCACTGACTATGAAATCAAAGCAGGCATTACTGGTCAAGAAAAAGTAGAGTTTATAGGAAGTTCCAGCGTATTCTTTATGCCAAGTTTACGAGAGAACTATCCATTTGCATTCTTAGAATGTGTGAGTCACATGCCATGTGTTGTGTTAGATACACAAGATTGGTCAGATAACTTTGATAGTCGTTTCTTCCACAAAGTTAACATCAAAGATGCCGCTACAAAAATTAAAGAATTATATGGCACTATGCAACATAAAGATGCAATGGCTTATATACAAAAATTAGATAACGATGTGGCAGAACAATGGATCAATTTCTTAGATAAATTTAATGGTAAGCGTAGTAACACAAATGCCGCAAAAATTAACACATATGAAACAATAAAGTATAGCGATTACATCAAAGAGTTAAAACGTAGTCATTTGGCACGTGAAGATTTTGAATCAGTATTAGCAAACAGATACAAATTTATCAATGTATGGTATACTGATGATAATTCTTATCTAAGTAAAGACCCAAGTTTTAAACCAAAAGAAGAGGAAGTAGGCGTAAGTCTATTTGAATTTATATGAAGAAAATTTTAATCACAGGCAACTCAGGCTACATCGGTAGTCATCTAACTAAATTGTTAGAGGATACGTATGAGTTATACGGGTTAGATACAATGAACCCTAGAGTAGATATCAAACATTTTATTAATTGTGATATCAGAACTATGCATTACCTTCAAGGAGAGTATGATACAGTAATACATTTGGCTGCATTAGTAAATGTGGGTGAGAGTGAGAAGATGCCTAGTAACTATTATATGACCAATCTAACAGGAACTCTCAATGTACTGAATGGAATCAAAACAAAGAATTTTATATTTGCAAGTACTGGTGCCGCAGAGTATTGTCAAAGTGCATATGGCACCAGTAAGAAAGCAGCCGAAGATTGTATACGTGAATACTGTACAAAAAATAATGTACCCTACACTATTTTTAGATTCTACAATGTGATCGGGAGTACAGTAGTAGAACCTACCAATCCAGATGGATTATTCTATAACTTGATTCAAGCTATGCGTACTAAAGAATTTACTATATTTGGTAATGACTATGATACAGTTGATGGTACTTGTGTACGTGATTATGTTCATGTTATGGAAATATGCGAAGCATTAAAATTAGCTATTGAACAACCTTCTAATAGTATGGAATGCTTAGGACACGGAGTAGGACATACGGTAGGAGAGATTGTAAATCTATTTAGGGAAGTAAATGATATCAAAAACATTGACTTGTTGACTAAAATAGGACCACGCAGACAAGGTGACTTGCCCATAAGTGTTTTAGACAATCCTAGCTCCTACATGAAAAAAATGTATGAATTCAGAGACTTATTAAAAGTTGACAAATAATCAATTACCTGCTATACTCTTATACATGACTACACCTATCAAACGCATCGGCTTTGCGTGTAAATTTGCCGAAATCAACAAGAAGGGTGAGATTGCTAGTGTTGAAGGACTTAACACTGGTGGTACTACTATGGCATGGGCCAATCGCAACAAGCGTAATCTTGTGGAAGAAAAGATTATTGATGTTGCTAAGAAAAACATTCTTAATACTCATGCGTTGATTAAAAAGGTAGCAAGTCTACCCGAACCATTACGTATGTTACGTGTCACTAGTGACATGCTAAGTTTTTACACACATGAAAATTATGCTGAGTTCTGGAAATCTACTGATGTTCAAAATCAACTTGCACATTGGTTTGCCCCGTTGGGTAAGACTGCTAGAGACAATAATGTTCGTCTTAGCTTTCACCCTGATCAATTTGTGGTATTAGCAAGTGATCGTCCAGAAGTAGTAAATAAGAGTATAGAGGAATTCGAATACCATTGTGACATGGCTCGCTGGATGGGATATGGTCAGAAATTTCAAGACATTAAAATCAATGTACATATCTCAGGCCGTCAAGGTCCCGATGGTATCAGAAAAGCCTACAAACGACTCTCGCCCGAAGCGAGAAACACACTTACAATCGAAAATGAGGAAATTACACATGGCTTACACACAGTTCTTGAAATTGCAGATTTGGTTCCAATCGTTATGGACATCCATCATCACTGGGTCAACAGTGGAGAATATATTGAGCCGAACGATGACCGTGTTAAAAAAGTTATTGATTCTTGGCGCGGCGTTCGTCCTACTATGCATTACTCCGTCAGTCGTGATGATGTACTTACAGGCCATTCCAGATCATGTCGCCCCGCTCTTTTTCCGTTAATGGAAAGTGGACACAACAAACAAAAGTTGCGGGCACATAGCGATTATTATTGGAATGATGCGTGTAATGATTGGGCATTGACATTCTTAGATTATTTTGATATAATGTGCGAATCAAAAGCAAAGAACCTTGCCAGCTTTAAATTATACGAAAGAGCAAAAGAATATGGGAATATTTGATAGATTTAAAAAGAAACCAACAGAAACAGTTGTAGAGCCTGCGCAGGTTGTAGAAACTGTTGAGGTAAAGAAACCTCGCAAACCTCGCAAGCCTAAGGAAAAGAAACCAGTCATAGTAATGTCTCCTAAAGAAAAAGCTACACAAGCAGGAGAACCTTATATTAATATATTGAGTATGGATATCGATCCCAATGATATCAATAGTGGTGCATTTGAATTAGACTGGAACGATAAGTTCATTTTGAATTTGGTTCGTGCTGGTTACAAATACAAAGATACTGATACTGACATTGATTTGGTCAATCGTTGGTTTCAAAATATTTGCCGCAATGTAGCACTTGAAGTCTATGAGCAGGTAGTTGCGGATCCTACCAACCGTGATGTTAGACCAGTGCAACAACGTGATTTGGGTAACGGGCGAACAGAGGTTAGTTAATGGAACAACTTGATTTTTTTTCAGATGATGTAAAACCAAAATTCAATCCTAAATTTTTACATGAATTAGTGAATGATTTATATAAGGACCCTGCAATACAGGAACATGAATTGAAGAAAATATTTGAAGACCAAAACAGTTCCGGTTATTTTTGGGAACAGGTATTAGCTAAACACATGCCGCATACAATGATTTGTGAAAAACGCAATCAAAAAGGTATGGACTTCAAAGATGGAACTGATGCTAAATTTGCACTTGCTGGTCGATATCAGGACGCCGACCAACGACAAGCTACTATTGGAATTCAAAACAAAATAGGAACATTGCGAGTTTGTATGTGTTATCGAGGTGACATTTATCATAAATTATTTTTTATGAAAATACCATACGAGGCACATTCTAAAGTAAAAGGGCAAAATATAAAAATTACGTTCAGTACTTTCCAACCAACCGGTAGGTGGTGGGACAAGTATCAATGTTCATGGGACAAAGTTATTGCATCTTAATATAAAAGTATTCTTTTTAAAAAGGTTGACAAGTAATCATTTTTTGCGTATAATATGCATATATTTTAATTCAAGGAGTTAATGTGGTTACTGATACTTTTGTACCGATGGGTTTGCTTTCTGACAAACAAAAAGAATATCTATTTGATAATGTTATTGATGCAGTAAAAGTAAATATTGCAACTAATTTTTCCAACATCATCACAGTAGCGGCTGATACCGGTGACGGTAAAACATTCACTTTGATTAATTATATTCTCCCTGAGTTAATTCGTATGGGATTTTATAATCACATCTATATGGCACCTGATGCCGGACTTGTAAAACAAACACGTGACATGGCACACGATGTTATGTCAATGCAACTTATTGCAGGCAAGCCAGTCAACATCATTGACGAAGAAACAGGTAAAAAATATATCAAAGGTAAATTGAAACTACCAAAAAATTGTGTCAATGTGTTTTTAATTACTAAAAAAATGTTTTTAGAAAATAAAGATGCTTTTACTAAAGGGCATTTAAGTGCTAAAACACATGGTGCTTGGTCTGTATTTGATGATGAGGCTCATAGTCAAACCGGGGTACCCTCACGCCGTGATACTAAACCTAGTACTGGTGTTAACAACAAAAAGGCAAAGTTGTCAACTTTTAAAGCATTAAATGCTTTTCGTAAGGTAGGCAACAATATTATTGGTACAAGTGCTACACTAACAAATAGCCAAAAGGGCAAAACAATTGATGGTCGTAAGATTTTTCTACGATTGCCACAAATGCCTAAGGATCCGTTAACTTGTACGTTTGCTGACTTTACCCCTGTGTCTGCGGTAACTAACGATAATTGGGACTTTGGTAAAATGCTTTCAATTGGGCTAAAACTATTTGCAAATCATTGCCAAAGTGTCGATGCATTACATAATAGCATTACTGATTCTACTTGGAATGTGTTAGATACTACCAATGATTCTAAATTTGCGTATGTTTGTCCTGATATGATTATTAAGGTTGGTCGCAACAATGCTACTAATGGAATTAAATATGAGGATTGTATTGACTTGATTACTAGATTTGTTAACGCAAATAATATGATATTGGCTGATTTAGTTGAAATGACTTTCAATGGAAAGAAAATCAAAGACATGGGAGAGATGATTAAAATCATTAACACAGTGGGTCTTGATAAAAATGTAGTTATTGTTACTAAAGACAAAGCAAGTGTTGGTATTAATGTACCTACGTTGACACACGCTATTATTGCACGTACTCCTGCTCAAAAATTGATACATAATAATTGGTCTCAGTTTTTAGGTCGTGTAACACGTATGCCTTTTTTTCGCAGTCACCAAGTAGCTAAAGATTTTATCTTTGGACTTGACATTCATTATGACCAAAAAGCATTACTTGCTACATATTACGCATTAATGAATTGGAGTCATAGTATTGTTCCGGAAGAAAGTGAATTGTTAGCTAGCCGTGTAAATGCGGATGATGAAGATGATGATGACATTGATGAAACAGTAATGGATTATCGGTTGAAACACACAATGAATTTAGAATCGGGTAAACAATTTTTGTTTGATGGGTTGCAAGATTCATGTACCGGTAAAAATAGTATCGGGTATACAATCAGTCGATTGACACCGGAGATGTCTAATTTTATTAAAGGTACTTTCTGTGGTAACTGTAAGCGTGATACAAATGGGTTACCTGTATGCTTACCAAATGTGTATGAAACTTATTGCAAGACTTATGGACACGTGACACTGGAAGAATTCTTGTCTAATACTGATAAAAGTGCTTCGGTTCGTGAACACAAAGATAATAATCACTATAATAATAACCCGGAAAATATTGCATACGTTTGTGCTACATTGTCAGCGTTCAAAACAGACATTCATAAAGATTGGAATCAAAGTTATAAAAAACTAAATGGGAAAATGGTTCCTAGCAAAATTAACAAAATTACTGTATAATAGACACATGAAATACGCACTCATAGACACTGCCAACACTTTCTTCCGTGCTAGACACGTTGCTAGTCGCAACTCTACACTAGAAGAAAAAATCGGCATGGCCCTTCACTTAACACTTGCTAGTGTTAATCAAGCTGTTCGCAAATACGGAATCGATCACGTTGTGGTCTGCTTAGAAGGTAGGTCGTTTCGGAAAAATTTGTATGCACCTTACAAAAAGAATCGTGTAGTTGATGCACAATCAGTTACTGAGGCTGAGGCTGAAGAATCAGCCATGTTTTGGAGCACGTATGAATCTCTGACAACATTTTTCAAGGAAAAAACTAATGTGTCTGTGCTAAGGTATCCACAAGCAGAAGCTGACGATTTGATTGCCCGCTTCATCCATCTGCATCCAGAAGATACACACTATATAATTTCGACAGATACAGATTTTGATCAATTAATTACCGAAAAAGTTTCAAGATATTCGGGTGTCGCAAATGAACTTGTAACACTCGGCGGATATTTAAAAGATTCAGGTAAGCCGGTTCTAGATAAGAAAACTAAACAACCTAAATTGTTAGGTGATCCGCAATACTTATTATTCCTGAAATGTATGCGGGGTGATAGTAGTGACAATATTTTTTCAGCATATCCAGGTGTGCGTGAAAAGGGTAGCAAAAATAAAGTAGGGCTCATGGAAGCGTATGCTGATAGACATAAGCAAGGATTTTCGTGGAACACGATGATGTTGACCCGCTGGCTGGACCATGACAATGTTGAGCATCGTGTTAGAGATGATTATGAACGGAATCGTACCTTGATTGATCTGTCTGCACAACCTGATGATATTAAACAAGCAGTTGACGATTGTATTCGCAATGGTGTTCGTACAACTATGACTCCGCAAGTGGGCGCACACTTTCTCAAGTTCTGCGGTAAGTATGAACTTACAAAACTTTCAGAAAATGCTGAAATCTATGCACGTTGGTTGAATGAACCATACCAGGGTAATTTGGTAGCACAATGAGCGAGAAAACAATTTTTTATAAAAAAGTAGGTCGTAGATACGTACCAGTGCGTGAGTACGACCGAACACTTATGGATGCGTTTCCTGCAGGGGCACATCTTGTAATATGCTATCCCGGTGGGCAAAGCACACGGTACAATGTAAACCCTGCATATGCACCAATGATTGCGTGCTAGAGAGGCCTGTGAGGAAGCAGTCAAGGCAATGTCAGTGGAAGCTGAGAAGCTATTAGCTGTACCAGCAGTTAGAAAAGCCTACGAACATTTTTTGTTTGTAGCAGAATTAACAAAGGAACATAACAATGAATCTAGTCGCTAAACCAATTATTAAAAATCAATATTGGGTAGTCACCGATGGTGACAAAAAAGTAGGTAATGTAATTCAAGAGGGAAGTGAATATCAAGTAATTATGGATAATACTGTTGAAAAGTACAGTAGTACCAAAGCAATTGAAAAGTCAAAACAAATTGAGTTTGAAAAGGTAGGTAAGCAAGAAAAGCAATCAGTTCCTCCTTTTGCTATCTATCCTACTAGTGGTAATAGGATTTACAACAGTTTTTATGATGTAAAGCGGAAGCTACATATATTTACCAAAACACCAAAAAGCAAGTGTTATTATGTTGCAGGATGGTTCGGAATCAAACAAAATGAGGAATATGTAAAGATTTTCTGTCCAAAGTACATTTTTGTCCAAAGATATGACTATACAGGTCCTTTTAAGACAGAGGATGAGGTTTTGTTAGCATAAATATATAATGAGTCAAATTAAAAAATTCATAGATAAAGTGGCCAGTGCAGAGGCACGCCAATCCCGTGAATTATTAATCCCGATCACTGATGCTAAAGAAATGCGTGACGAAATTATGGTATTACTTTTAGACCAAAGAGGTCAAACTAATAAGACTGAGGATGTTACTATCGTAATGGCCGGTGGCAAATGGTAAACAATGAGCAGAACACAACCTAAAGTAATACTAGAAATAGTTGATAAAGAAACATACAAATGTGACCAAATTGTAGAAGCCGCAGGTATATGGGCAGTATTCTATGATAACCAACCTATCAACTTAAAAAGTCAACATTACTTAGATAGTGAAGCCGTTCCAAAATATAAAAAAACAAGTTTTAGTAATATAAAAAAACAAGTTTTAGTAACCCCGGTCATGCAAGAAATCTATGCCGTAAACTGAATACACAATTCAAAACTGATAAATTTACGGTGGTGTTTATGAACAACGGCACCCGCGTTTATCCAGATGAATAATGTAAAGTACAAAGAACAACTAACTAGGATTGTACTAGACCATTCAATTGGCAATGCTTGGTCATATGAAGAAGCGATAAAAAAATGGTGGTTTAATCCTAGAGGTGGATTAAGACTTACTCAAGTCGGCGATTTGGAATTTAGATTTGCCAAAATTGAATACTACGACCATGACTTTCAAGTGTCTAAAAAATATAGTTGGTATGCCTTCATATTAGACCTAGACAAAAAAATCAAATGCCCCTACTATATTGATGTAAATAAAAGTGATAAAGGTCACAAACCTTTTATCAGGCTATATGATAGCAGAATATCTATGCTACTTAAATTGTACGGTGATATAGATAGTTACTTACATTCAATAAAGGTAAAAAAATGACAGAAGAAAAGAAAAGCAAGAACCCGTTTATTAATATGGCTAATGAAGCCAAAAAGAATAACAATGAACTTCACCCGGGATTAGGTAAGGCGCCAAAGAAACAAGGGCCAAAACCTAACACAAAAGGTTTCGGTGGAAGTAGTGTGCAAAGACGCACCGGTCGTGGTGGTTGATGTAAACTTTTTTACAGGCTACCGCGTTATATATGTGTAGACAAAAAAAATCTACGAATTCATTAACTTCAAAGGAACACAAAATGAAACTAATCACTACTCTAATTGCTACCCTAGTTGCAGTATCTGCTTTCGCCGCTGAACCAGCAAAAGCCCCTGCAGCCGCACCGGCAGCAACTGCCCCAGCTACACCGACAGCACCAGCTGGCGAAATGAAATTGGCTAAGAAGAAAGCTGACAAGGAGGCAGAAAAGAAAGCCGATCCCAAAAGCGCACCCGCTAAGGATCAAAAAGCCGAAACTACTAAGAAGTAATCCAATAAGATACTCATTAATCAAACAAGGGGCTGATCCAAATCTCCTACAGTTTGATGATGAGGCTCTATGTACCAGATATCGTAAAGTTAAACTGGTTGAAGAAGAAGTTATAGATGATACGATATCCGAATACGCAGAGAATAGATTACTGATTGCTAGAGTGCTTGCTCTAAAAAAGTATAGAGAAATCTATAAATCAGATAAACAGGCATAAATATTAATGCAGTTATGAGTTCTGTATAAAAACTCACTTTTAAACACACACAGGAGATAAAAATGTTTAACACTTTCAATTACGCCGCCATTGATGCGGTCCAAGAAGCCAAAAAGCAATTCGTAACAACTTTCGTACAACACGAAGGAATTGCTAAAGCAATGAATGCATTCGTTGATTCCCAAGCAGATTACACAAAGCGTCACGTTGATGCAATGATGTCCTTTGTTACATCAGTTGGCTTAATCGTTACAAGCAAGCAATTTTTTGACGAAGTTACCAAAACTGTGAAGTTCCCAACTGTAGCCAAAAAAGCCGCTAGTAAGAAAGCAGAATAATTATGTTTGCAAAACTACTAAACAGCATCTTAGAAGCCATTCAAGCTATTAAGAAACACAGATCCGATCCTGGTCTCAAGGGTCGATAAACCCAAACTAGATTGACATTCAATCTTACCAGTTATATAATTCAGATACAAACACAGGAGACAACATGTCAGATTACACACCAAAAATGCCTGAAGTAAAATTCAGCAAAAATGGATACGAGATTCGTAGCGATGTCCTAGGAATGGCTAAAGATTTTGTAGAAAAAGAGTACAGCATGAAATTTGCTGGTTGGGAACTAAGTGCAAAAAAAGATTCTGAGACAGGTCAACTAGTCAATACAGTTGAAATGCCAGTCTTTCCTGGTCTAGAGCAAATCCTAGAAACTGCGGAAAAAATGTATAGTTTTGTAAATCAAAGTACTACAACGAAAAAGTAATACTTTTAGTTCTAAAAAGGCTCCGCTAGTCGGGGCTTTTTTTTGTCCAAAACTTGACAATAAATGGATACTCTGCTATACTACGTGTATTGATTCATTAAAGGAGCTATCAATGACCCAAGTTTATGATGCACTGAGCGAAAGCCAAAAACGTGACATTCGCATGTACGGAGTCACCGAAGCCGAGATGAAAGAGGCTGTAGAACAAAGTCTTACTTTTCGTCATTCAGGTCCTGCTATGATGGCCGCTAGCATCATGTCCGATTGTCAGGAAATGATTGCTTATGACAACGGCGGGTCGTATGATTTCATGGTCATTGAAGATGTTCGCCAAGCACTGAATCGTGCTAAGTGGATCCTGTTTGAATACTGTGATAAAAGGTAATACTTAATGTTGCATTACCCAAAGGTTGACAATAAATCACTTTGGGTATATAATACTTGTATTGATTGATTACAGGAGCGTTTATGAGTAACAGACAAGAACTTGCCAAAAGTAGTACTGATGCAGTACTTAAATTCTTATCAAAAGGTGGACAAATCGAAATTGTCAAATCAAAAAAAGGTCCAAAGCAAGTTACTGCCTGTCACGGTAGTACTAAACACTGCGGCAGAACAAATAAATTTGGTGTCAGAATTTGACAATAAATCGTTTTGGGTATATAATACTTGTATTGATTGATTAAAGGAGCTGAAATGTCTGCACTAGTTGAATACACATTGGAACTGTACAAATCTGACAAACGTGTCAAAGGCGGTAAGCGTCTCCCAGTCACTAGGGCCTACATCAAGGCTGTGATTGATGCTAAAACTAAATTGGGTTTCATTGTCGAGCCCCATGAGACTTGGATTACCAAGCGCAATATGATGACTGGTAAGACTTACAAGGAACGGTATGACACCCCGTATTTCTGTTCACCCTCTAGCGAATCTTTTTGGAGCATGTAATCATGGCTAAACTACTAATCACTACACAGGTTTACGAGAACTACGGCGCCCATGATTGGGACGGCAAGAACGAGTGCCCACAATACTGGAAAGCCAAAGGCGGTTCAGACTACGTGGTCAAGAATTTCGAAGGTGGCAACACTGCCCATACCACTGCTGTGATGATGGCTGTACGTGGACAGATTGAATGCTATAACGATCATTTCCGCGAGAGCATCATTGACTTCCGTGTCGTAGCCGATGACTACCTTACAGAGTTCGAGCAGAGCCAGTTGGACTACGAAGGTTCCATCCGCTACCCTGCTAAAGAGTTGGCTTGGTTTAAGGAGTAAACATGTCTAAATATCAGAAACCTGTACTGAATTTTAACGCCGATGATGTTTGGGCCGCGGCTTGTCAGGCCCAACGAGTCAATGGTGCGTATGTTAAACTGAGTATATTGTCCGAATCTGATCCTAGTATGGATCAAAAATCTAATCGCCAACTGGTAGAGTTATTGCTGGCAGACACTACACAAATTACTGACGAGGATCGTGAGCAGGCTAAAACGGTTCGCAAGTACTATCAAGCATTTACTTTTAAAATTCTCAAAGGAATTAAATTGAGTGAGTTTGATAACACTGCAATGCTTATTGCCAATCGTGATATCATTGAAAGTAATTATGATGTAGCAGTTATGGCAAGTTTGCCAAGTTGCTATGAGCGCGGTGTTAAGCGTGATGGTGTTGACCAGCGAGTTAAATTTGCTACTGGTGGATTCATAGGTAGAGTTGGTGATAAGGTTAATGTTACTATCGAAATCTTGAAGACCATGTATAGTCAAAAGTGGAATACTAACTATGTAACCGGTATTACTAGTGACGATCAGGCAGTATTTTTTGCTTACAACCACATCAACAATGTTGAAATTGGAAAGACATATAAATTTTTCGGTACTGTCAAAGCCCATGCCCATCGTGACAACTTAACCCAATTGAATCGGGTAAAGGTTGTTTGACATTATATCCTAGTTATAGTATACTATATACATTCTTTCACACAGGAGTTTTTATGAGCCATCTTATTGCATTTGTTTTCGGTATTGTAGTAGCAACAGTAGGCTTTACTGGCATTGCTAAAATGCTTGATAACGGCGTTGAGAAAACAAAATTTATCGTGCAAGAGCAGGTTAAGTAATGTACCACTTAATTTTACTTACCTTCATTACTGGTAATGGCATGCTTGAAATGAAACAGACTAGAATTGATACATTCTACACAGCCAACGAATGTGAAAAATTTAAGGTAGTAGTAGAAAAAAATGCTTTGGATAAACTCAAGCAAGGTGCAGTAGTTGAGTTTGTTTGCCGTCGTGAAGTTTAACGGAGTTTTAGAATGAGTGCAAGTTGGATTAATAAATTAAACGAGAGCGATAGTCGCCTTCATAAAGAAGATGTGATTTTGCAGGCGCTCGAGGCAAGTGTCCTAGGCAATCGCATTAGTCAGATTTTCTTGGGCCTTACTAACGCCTGTTATAATCCCTATGTTACATTTGGTATTCGTCAAGTGCCCGATACTGTAGGTATTGTTGACGCAGAAAATCCATGGGATGAATTCAATACGTTAATGTATCAACTTAGCCAACGTAAGTTAACAGGTCATGCGGCACGTGATGCTGTACAAAACATGGCTGAACGATTTGATAGTGAAGAATGGAACACATTTTTAGCGCCGGTGTTGCGTAGAGACTTACGAGCAGGTATCAGTGATAAGACAATCAATAAGATTTGTAAAGGTACTGAATATGAAGTGCCAATCTTTGGTTGTCAATTAGCAACCAATAGTGAAGGTCGTCCAGAAATGCAAGGTATCAAACGCCTTGAGCCTAAACTTGACGGTGTCCGTGTATTGTTGACCGCTATCCCAGATGAAGATGGCAATATTGTCACTATTTGTTTCAGCCGCAATGGTAAACAGTTTGACAACTTTGGTCATATTGAAAATCAAGTGCGTGAGAACTTTGTAAAACTTACGCATAAAGCCGCAAGTAGTAACTTAAGCATGGGCTTTGTAATGGATGGTGAAGTGATTGGTAATACATTCCAAGAACTTATGCGACAAGCCCGCCGCAAGACTGATGTACAAGCAGAGGATAGTGTGTTCAATGTCTTTGACATTATACCAACAGCAGCCTTCCGTGAAGGTCATTGGAATGCACAACTACACAAACGCATTACTATCTTAGAAGATATTCGTAGTATTATTGATGATATGCCTAATGTTGAATTGTTACCACATATCATGGTTGACTTAGATACAGCGGCAGGTAAGGATCAATTAGAACGATATGCTAAGGATCAAGTTAATGCAGGATTCGAAGGCATTATGATTAAAAATTTAGATGCCCCATATGTCTGCAAACGCAGTACAGATTGGATGAAGTGGAAGCCCACTATTACTGTAGACTTGGAGGTCATCGGTGTTGAAGAAGGTACTGGAAGAAATAAAGGTCGTCTCGGAGCTTTGGTTTGCGAGGGATACGATGACGGAAAACATATATCCGTCAATGTTGGTAGTGGGTTTAGCGATAGTGATAGAGATGACTATTGGAATAGTAGCAATCATATCATTGGTCGAACTGCTGAAATCTTGTGTGATGTAATTACACAAAATCGTGATGGCACGTACAGCCTGCGCTTTCCACGCTTTGTTAGATTTAGGGATGACAAATAATGTGGACATTAGTGTACATTACTATTGCATTGATTAATGCTGAGTACGGGCAAGTGTTAGTGCCGGTAAGTATGTTCACTACCAAAGATGCATGTTTAATTGCACTTGAAAAAGGAAGAATTGAACTAATGGCAAAAACAAATGTTAGTCCAAATGCATTGAAATGTATACAGGATTCATAAGATGAACGAACGAATTA